CCTTTTCCTCAAGATATGACTATAAAACAAGAAAAAGAATATCTTGCAGGAAGACCTAGAGGTGCTCGTGGGGTAGTGAGATTAGCCCTTGCAACAGCTATAGCGAGTGGTATTTCAGCAGTGTACGAAAAAGCTCTCCAAGATTTTGGTATCAATCAAAGAGATGGAACCGCTATTTTACTGGGTGTAGCTGCAACACCAGTTGGTGCTACCCTACCTTGGTTAGGTAGGATGATACGAAAAGGAACGGGAAAAACTCCTTTATTTTCGCCAACCAAAAGAGCCTTTAACTCTGAAACTGTAGCAGCAAGCATAAAAAGTTACGCAAAAGAACTAGACCAACTTGACGCAAAAACTTGGTATGACAAAACAAAACAACTACATGGGGTTGAAATCTACCCTACCAATTACATCCCTAAAATTAAAGGCAAACAATTTCCCATTCCTGCTGATATTTCTAAATCAGTTAAAAAATCTTGGGACGCTAGTGTAAAAGCAACTGCAAAAGAGGGAATAAAAAAAGGTGCTCTCCCCTTTTCTAACACAGTCAACCAACTAGATGAATTTATAAAAAGAGTACCAACTGCATTTGGTGCTCAACACTATGTAGACATTCGTAACCAAGCGTCCCAATTAAGAAAATTGTTAGTATCTGATAGTGCCATTGACTTAGAAACCTTGATTCGTGAAGCTGATTTTATGGGAGAGGCTATACAAAATTTCAAAAAAGGTGGAGGGGGAGGGGAAGCCTATGGTTTAATGAAATATTGGTATTCTACTTTCTTAGACGATTTGGACAATTTAGGTAAATTTCCTAAAAATTTCGCTAATGTTGGTGATAAATTGAAACAAAATATGGCAATTCTATTTTGGAAAAAAGCAAAGCTAACTGCGAAAACAAATTTTGCAAGAACTCAACTTTTAGATATCTTTGACGAATCGTCTGATTTTGTTTCTGCTAGTGGGGTTATGGGGAAACTCAAAGGGACAATAGGGGCGATGGCTGAGGGTAAAGAAGTTAATCTTAATAAATTAAAAGATAAGTTCCTTACCCTTTATAGAGATACAGAAAGCATGGGAAGGAATTTTAGAGAAGGTCTTGGTAAAGATTTAGCAGGCAAATTTGCTAAATTTTTAGATGAAGCTGTAGAGTATCAAGTGAAAACATTTGGGCCAGGTGGTCTTGTTATTCGTGGTAAGGCAGCGAAGGCTTTTGAGAAAGTTTTTGGTGGTATAGTTGGTGCTATGTTTGGTGGAACAATGGGTGGATTAGCAGGAGGAGCAGGAGCAATATTTGGTGCACAAGTTCCAGAGAAACTTGCTGATATGATGTCTAGTAAAACAGGAAGGGCAATTCTTTTAACTTTCCTACACCCAAGACCAGTGAACATACAAAGATATGCGAAGTATGGACCTGGAGTAGCTAAGTTTCTCTATAACGCTTTATCTCCTAGTGAGGCTGAAGCAAGACCTTTAGATGAACCATCTCCTAGTACACAAACTTCTGGAGCATATGCAAGAAAATTACAACAAATGAAAGGTAGATTATTAGGTAAAGAAGGAAAAGCACCCCCTAAAGAAATATTATCTTACGTTGAATCCCAAAGAATGAAAAAAGTTAGGAAGGAGTATATGTCTAATGTAGATTCTTTTTTAAGAGATAAAAAAGCAGCGAAAGAAAGAGAGCGTTACGCATATCAAGAAGAAGAACGTGAAGAATTTTTTATTCCTAAAGGGGTCAGGAAAATGACCAAAGAGGAATCAAGAAAAATAAAAGAATATCCTAGAAAGCAAATGGATCGAAAGTATAGAACTAGATTGCAAAAAATAAAAGGTAGGTTAAGGCAAGGGCAATCAAAAGAAGAAATGCAAAGGATACAAGCAATAAGGGAACTTAAGAAGCGAAAATAAAACATTGACAACCCCATAGAGAGGGTTTTATGATATACAAGACTGCAATTCTAGCACTAAGTATGTTCTTTGTACTCGGTGCTACTCCGACCCAAGAAAAAAAAGAAGTAGTTCGTTTCGTTATGCCAGCGTTTAAACAGACGTGTTTCTCGCCCATACCCTGCACAGCTTACGCAATAGGTTATGATAGTATAAGCCATGGAGCCAAGTTTGCAGATTATATCGAAATTAAAATTGATTCTGAGTGCTTTAAGAAAAATATACTACCGCTTGTTAAGAAAGATAAGGATGAAAGACAGATTCGATTCCGCTTTTAAGAGGCCGTTATAGATGAAAGAGATGCAGGCGGCGAAACGAAGTATGGTATTTCTAAGCGTTCTTATCCAGATATAAATATAAAGTCTCTCACTAAACAACAGGCGAAAGAAATTTATCGGAAAGATTGGTGGGAGAAATATAAGTACGAGAAGATGGCTACCATGTGTGATGGAGATTACTCAGAAATAGCTATCAGGTTATTTATTCTCGCTGTAAATATTGGTCCCAAAAATGCACATAAATGTTTGCAACGAGCATTAATTTCCTGTGGCGAGGAACTAGATGTAGACGGAATCATAGGAGGAGCAACGAAATCTTTGCTCTTATCTAACGGACACAGAATCATTTTTCCATTCAGGTCCGAAGCTGCTGGGTTTTATAGATCACTAGTGGCAGGTAGACCAGAACTAAAACCCTTCTTAAAGGGTTGGCTCGATAGAGCCTATTCATAAGGAGCAACACAAATGTTTATAATTGAGTACATATCAAAGCTGCCAGACGTACTTCATGCGATTACATTAATTATATCTGGTGCAAGTATTATTGCATCTATCACCCCTTCACAAGCTGACAATGATTTCTTGACTATGATATCTAAAATTATTAATACGCTTTCATTCAACTTTGGGAAAGCTAAGAATCTTGATGATCAATAATCATGTGGTCGATTGTATCCGCCCTCCTAAAAAGTGTTGGCTCTACGTTTTTACAGTGGTACTGGAGGAAAAAGGAAAATGATAGGATTGCTGACTCAGTCAATGCGGAGATTGAGATTGCTAACCTGGAAAAGGTGTCGAAGGGTCTTCGTGCCCGTGATGCTCTTAACCATTTGCGTTGGAGGGACAAGCTGCTCCACGCTAAAAAGTACAAACGCAAGGACTGATGTGAGTTGCGAAGTGTTTAAGGTAATTACTTGGTCTGACAAAGATAGTAAAGCTACGTTGGAACAGGTGTTCGCCCATAATAAAACTATGGAAACTATATGTCCTCCTTAACTTATGCCGTGATTAACGACGTCCACATTCCCAACGCAGACTCTAAGGTTTTAAAACTTTGTTTGTCGTTCCTTAAACGGAAGGAAATTAAGATAGATGAGATAATCTTGAATGGGGATATTGTTGATTGTAATATCCTATCTGTATTTGATCGTTCTCCATATAGCCCTTCTTCTATCGATTTAGAAATAGAGGAATTGGAAAAGTTTATTAAAGAACTACAAAAGATAACACCCAAGATTACCTATATCGCTGGCAACCATGAGGATCGAGTTCGCAGGTACATATGGAAAAATGAAGCTATCCATAAATTAGGACAAGATAGAGGTATTCAAGTAAGCAAACTCTCTTTTGATACTTTATATGGGCTAGATAAGTTAGGCGTAAAGTATTTAGATTATGGAGATGGAGTATGGCTTGGTAAGCTATGGTGTACCCACGGCGATGTTATTCGCAAACATGCAGGGTACGGAGCACGTGGAATGTTCGAGAAACAAGGAGTTTCAACTATTTCAGGACATAGCCATAGAGTAGGAAGATATTCCCATACCAATAGAGGAGGTAGCTATGCTTCGTGGGAAAACGGTTGTCTCTGTTCGCTAAATCCTGAATATTTGAAAGGTGTACCTGACTGGCAACATGCTTTTGCAATTGTACATGTAGCAGACAAAACCAAGATGTTCAATGTACAACAAATAGATATTTTAAATAGGAGTTTGTTGTTCTATGGTGGCAAAGAATATTCTTGAGAAGTTGTTAGATAACAAACCCAATTCTTCTCAATTCAATTTTTTAAATAAAAAGGGCACACCTCAAACCATAAAAAAGGTGTGCCCCAACTCGCATCATCAAGAAAAAGGAGAAGTCAAAAAAATTCCTGATGATGCACTACAATATTCCCCTTCACAACAATAAGCTACTCTTTCTACTAAAAACTTTCCATCTTTTAATTTCTCTTTTACATAATATCCTTGAGACAAATGATACATTAATGTATCTATTTTTACAACTATGGATTCGGTAGCCATTACGTTTCCTTTATATTGATTCGTATCAAAGCGATAGCTTCACCTGAATCTTCTACAAACAAACCTAGACCATCATCACTTAACCCATTTTTAATAGAAGCTGGGAACTCTTTCATTCTCTTTACTTGAAATCCCAACGCTTGTTTTGCCAACATTAAATCGGCTTTATAAGGATCACCTGCAGCGGAGTGTACGTTAAAGACTCGGTGATCCTTATATAGAGCTGCCAAGAAATCCTTAAACCATTTGTTTCCTTGTTGCCCCCTTCTCTTGTTTGCTCTACCTATTGTGCGTCTTGATCTAGCCTTCTTCATTGTATTCTTCTTGAGTACAATTCTCTCTCCACCGTTCAAAATCAGACTCATAGATGCGTATATGACCCTTTTTCCCATTTCCTAGTTCAGGTCTATGTACTCTTGTGAAAGCGTTAGATTTTACTAACTCTCGAACTGTATTGGTACTGTAGTTCATAATTCTAGCAATATCTGAAATTGATAACATTCTTTCTATTTCTTCTACATTTTGCAATTCGTTCATTTTCCCATTCCCTTTATAATGTCTGATTCGTCATAACTTGATTGTTCTAACCATTCAAAACTTCCATCTTGTCTTACTTTAAATTCAATAGTGGGTGTTAACATAGATAAATTACTTTTAACGTGTACGAGAAACGATCTATCATAAACCCCCTTTCCTGATAGTTCCTCTTTGACTTTACCTACTAGATAAATAGATCGACATAAGGCAGGAATACCACTTGAACCAGAAAGGCGATAAATTGTTTCTGACATTTGCCCTTTGTTCATGTGAGAAATTGCAACCAAAGCACAATCTCTCTCCCTACAAGTTAATATAAGTTCGGATAATATTTCCCTTATTTCATTATCACTTGATGTGTTGGCGTATGCAGGGAAAAAAGCATTGAGTGGATCAACCACGCACATCTTTATATTGTTCTCTCTTATCATTTTGCTTATCTCTTGCAATCCATTTGGATCAAAACTAATGCCATCATCATAGGCAAAGATACGATTTAAGTTTTTTTCAGGAAATTTGTTTAACCTATCTAACAAAACCCCCCTTGCAGAATCTTCTCCTAATAGAAACAAGGAATTAAATGGTTCAAATTCTTCTTGTAATGGCAATCCTTTTCCCATAGAACCTGCTACAGCTAAGGATATTGTTAGATACGATTTCATAGTGCCAGGCATACCAAATATCACACTTAAAAACCCCTTTGGTATCCTATTCTTCCATACCCATTTCACTTCTTCTGGTTCCACCTCACTCATTTTCATTAGCTTTTGGCTTGGCATTTGTATAATAGGAGCATTTTTAACGTGTCCTAAAAGTAATGGTAGTGTTTGCCTATGTACATCTACCCACTCTACAAAATCTTCCCCAGGGTAAAGACCCTTTAGCTTTACTATTTTGCTTTGTATGTCCATCTTTAAGAGTTCGATACTTAACTCCTTTGCAAAATTTTCACCACTCACATCGTTATCAGGAATAATAATTACTTTTTTAATTTTTAATTGTGTAAACCAACGTAACGCTGTGTGATCTACATTTGCCCCATTTGGCATAGAGGTGGTTGGATATTTTCCACCCGTGAACTCCATGAACTTGTGTACACATTTCTCGCCTTCTAAGAGGAAGCAATAATCTTTCTTTGATTTTACTAAATCGTATAGTCTATATGGAACTGCCTTTGTCAACGATTTTGTCCAATAAATCTCTTTGGGTTTTTCTGTAAAATCCTTTCTTACTTTGACCCCTATTATCTCTCCGTACTGATTGGTGTAATTGTAAGTCAGCATTTTTTAATCCTAATGACGAAAGTATGGTTTTCGTGTCGCAACCTTTGTTGCTTTGACACTTTAAAGCGATATAGTCTCCCTTTGGAGAGTCGAACCATATGAGTGATGGGCGTTTATCGTTATGACTTGGACAACAACCAGAGTAATAATTATTATGTTTTCTTGCTTTTTTAATGTAACTAGCAAACTCATCACTATTCATTATAAAGAATATACCTTTCGATTACTTTCTGGATAATAAAAATGTGTTTTTGGGTAAGCATTTACTAAATCTACTATTGCTTTTCCATCTATAAAAAGTTCTTCTAAGCAATCTAAATCTTGGTGCTTCTGTAAAATAACAATACAATCAGCTTTTTCAATATTCTCTTTTGTTAATGGAATAGAATGTATTATCTTATCTTTCATCACCACTTTTGGTACATGACTATCGTGATACTCTATTGTAGCTGACGCTTTATGCAATAACTTGTAGATATCTATAAAACCTGACTCCCTATAATCCGATACGTTTGGCTTGTAAGACGCACCAATTAGGAGTATATGCTTCCCTCTTACATTACCTTTTGTCGCTTCTTTAATAATAGCCATAACGTGTTTAGGCATAGAATCATGGATTGCAAGGGCAGTTTCAGTTAAATGTAGCTTATGGTTACTTTGATTCGCATGGTACGTTAGATAATGAGGATCGATAGGCAAACAATGACCACCTATAAGGCTTGGATAGAATTTCATAAATCCAAATTCTTTCGTATCCGCAGCTTCTATTACCTCAAAAACATCTATCCCATGCACTCTACAATATTGTGCAAGTTCACATACCAAAGCGATATTGACGTTACGAAAAGTGTTTTCATACAATTTCACCATTTCAGCAGTTTGTGTATTCTTTACTCTATGTACTTTAGTTAGTTTAGAATACAAGAAAGACATCAATGCTTCGCATTGTTCTGTTACGCCAGATATAATCTTGGTCGTGTTGGTCATGTTGTATTCTGTATTGGCTGGATCAATCCTCTCAGGAGAGAACCCCAACCAGAAGTTCTCTCCTATCTTCATGTTAGACCCCCTCTTTAGTTTAGGCAGAATACGATCTAGGGTGGTGAAAGGATAGGTGGTGCTCTCTAAAACAATTAGTTTATTTTTAATTTCGTAATCTTTTATGTCATTAATGGCTTTATCTATAAAAGACATATCTGGTTTTAACCTACTTTTTGATAATGGGGTAGGCACACAAATAATAACGATATCTGCAAACTTAATCATTGTTGGATCAGAAGATACATAAAATTTAACGAGGGCGTATTCTTCTTTATCAAACTTTTCTCTTAATTGTCCAATTCTTTTAGAAGATGTCTCTAAAGCTGATACGTTTTTAAATCCTATAGAAGAAAACCCTGCAGCCAACTCGCACCCAACGTACCCTGCACCTATTACCACTATCTTACAACTTTGATTTTGGATTTTTTCTACTAAATTATTAAAAGGGGATATCATCATCTTCAATTATCTCCGTTTCTTGTTCTGTAATTGTAGGGCTTTCGTCTGCTTTTTTAATGTCCATAAACTTTGCTTCTATATCTGCTTTTAATTTCTCTTTTGCATCTTTCTTCATTTTATGAACGTCTTCTAATTCTTGGATAGCATCTCCCCACGCAGTTTTATATCTCTCTTTAAGTCTATTAAATAATTGATCTTTCGTAATTTCTTTTTCGATACAAGGAACTTGCACTGTTACATTTAAGTAATTATGTTCTGGTTTTTTCCACCACAAATTGTTACTAGGAGATTGCGTACCTTCTTCTCTCCTGGTGGGAGTAGGTTTACTTGAAGAAGAAGGTACGCTTGTAGATTTTTGAGGGGAATTGGTCATAGCAGAATTACCATCATCATCATTTTCAGAAGTTGAGAGATTGTAAAAAGCTGAAATTAGTAGACGTTTGGAATAAGTCGTTTCACTACCAAAGCTATGGATATCCTTTTTGTACTCTGGCAACCTCAAGCAAGACTCCATTATTTCATCAGATAAAGCGTCAGCTACAATTAATTTTAAAATCGTTCCCTCCCCTTCCATGCTACAAAATTTAAAAGTTTGATAGATTTGATTTTTCTCAAGGGCAGGTTGCACAGCGTTATTGTAATTGTCTAACGTGGAGTAGGTGGAATTATAAAATGGATTGTGTCCTTCTTTCCTAAGTTCCGTCTTGCTAATTTGATATTGTGCTCTCGCTAATCTTTGTTTAAATGTTTCTACTTTCTTTGTCTTTTCTTCTACCATTTGTTTCTCCCTTAGATTCGTCAAATAAAATAATACATATAATTGCATAAATAGCCATATCAAGCAAGGTGTCCTTCAACGATTCGTCTTTTACCTCTAGTTTTTCCTTTCTCACAAATTGCATTAGACGGCTAAACTTATCGGAAATTCGTATTGCCACACCTTTCCAAGCTGGTACATTACCTATCTCACACAATTTAAAGTTGCTAAAAATGTCCTCGTTAGCATAATCTTTTCTCTTTTTTACTTGTAAAGATTTCATTTCTCTTAAAAGAGAATCAAACTTCTTCTCTTGGGTCACTCTCAATCTCCTCATGCAATTCTTCTAAAGTCTTTCCACTTTGATTTTCAATGTACCATCGAATTACTTTATTTTCTGCCATCAACATATTCACCTCTTTTCCTATATCTCTAAAAAATTGCGAACTTCTTTTCCTTTTCAGCTCCAATGCTTCCACTCTTTCCCTCAATTCTTCATCTGACTTTATTGGCTCTACTTTTATTTCTTGTCTTTTAATAATCTTTTTCATCATCTTCCTCCTCCACATATTTCAAATAATAAATCTCATCTTCAAGTTCTAATTTTCTTTGCGTGTCTAAAGCGTGTACACCAGCTACATTCATTCTGACAATTAGTTCATGAAGTTCACCTTCTAATTTCTTTAGTTCACTTATCATTTTATTTCTCCTTATCGTTAAATTTAGTGAATTTTTCTTTGACAAAAATTAAAAAATATGATATTTCTACTGATCTTCTGGATTGATGGTTTGTATCAATCCATGATTGTTCAGAATTTAGATTCGATAAGAAGATAAATTCCTATATTAAAAATCTAAAATTCCTTGCGTAGATGGCTTATAACTTGCATCGTAGCGTTTATTCTCACCCTTTGGGTATTCATGGATAGGGTATGTTAAGCACTTTCTCATCTTTTTCTTTTGCAATTTTGTACCACAAAAATATATGTACCGATGTTTACGAGCCCTTTCGACTTGCTTAAACCGCTCTGGGTGCTTCGCCATGTATTGAGCTGTGTAGCTTCCCGATAATGTTCTCGAATGTTTATTGCTAGAAATTTCCTTCCAATCCACGTTTTTCGTAGACAACCCAGTATAAATCCAATTTGTAGCTTGATAGATATATCCTGTATGTCCTTGAGAAGTATCTGCGTAACTTACAATTAGCTTAGGTTTTGGAATTAAACTTAAGGCTTTGCCCACGAAGAAAGACAACAAATTCTTGGAGCTGTCGCTATCCTCGTGTACGCAAAGCCTATTGAGTTCTAAAATCTTATCTCGATACTCCAAGCCTAATACATTGTCGCAAAATTCTTTAGAGATTGCCAAACCAAAAGTAACCACTCCATTTAATTCTCCTTTCTTATAAAGCCCAAAGGCGTGGGTTATGGTTGGGATTCGTTTCGCATAATGCTTATGCAAAAGCCACGAGTGAGTTTCTTCTTTTTTAATTGGTAAAACTTTATAGTCTTTATTCATTAAATATCTTTGTCGAAATATTTAGATCATATAAACGAGAATCAAGATAATCAACCAACCATTCTTCGCAATCATATGGAATTATATCCTTGTAGTGCTCTATTAAATCTTCTAAAAAATTTACATCAAATCCTTCCCCATTCAGATACCTTTTAAACGAATATTTATTAGCCTTTAACAAATCTTCTAGATCGTCATACTCTCGAATTAAATTAAATTTTGTTGGTTGATCATTTAAAACGTCATAAAATTCTTTACTCATCTTTTATCCTTTTTCCTAAGAGGTATTTTTCCAAATTGTCAAAGTGATTTTTCAACGACAAGAAACAACAAAAAGCAAAGATAGCCCAAACCATTAGAAAAAAACAAACAAACCCATCATACATATCCATTTTATTTCTCCCTCATAGTCATAAGTTTATCCATAATTTCATCTTCCATTTCTTGAAAAACACCATCATATATACTTTCTTCTATCGTTTTCTCTATGATATTCTTCACCTCTTTAAATTCAGATTCGCTAATATCTTTAGAGGTATCTATTTTTCTACTTTTGTTTCTTCCATTCGCAATAAATTTTAGTAAATCTTTAAAATCAAATCCATTCAATGCTCTTTTTAATTCTATATCATCATAACTAATATTAATTCCTAACCAACTTTTACTTTGAGTCATCATCTTTTTCCTCCTTATCGTGAAATTTAATTCCATAAACAATCGCTCCAACAAATGCAAATACTAAGATAATCCAAATTGTGAAGTGTCCCATTTCCTCTCTCCTTAAAATTATTTATTTTGCTTTATCTTCCCTTTGCCATCATAATAATCTCATCTTCACAAACGTCTTGCTCGTGATACGCCACAGGATCACCATCGTTCCTATGAACTATACTTTTATGATCTTCATAAAATTTAATTAAAGCTTTTTCCTCATTCTTAGCAACAACCTCAGTTTGAAATTCAGATAGTAGGTAGTGTGAAATTAAAAATTTAGGCATAACTTTTTCTCCTATAAGTTAAATAAGTACAAATATATTACAATTAATAAGCCTTGTCAATCAATGAGTCTTCAAAATGATAAAAGTGATCTACCACTTCTACAACGTAGTCGCCATGAAAATCATAAATATTCTCTCCATCTCCCACTACATTTTTTATAAAAAGATAACCTAAATACTTTTTCGTGGTCTCATAAACTTCGATAAAAAATTCATTTTCTGGAGCTGCACAAACCCAAGCCTTCTCAAAATCCTTGCCCTTGTAAATTGATTTATATTCTTTAGTGTCTACAATTTGAATGTATTTGTTGTCCTCCATCATTCTTTTTAAAACTTCTTTCGCACTATTCATGTTGGTTCTCCTTTGGGTTAAGTGTTATTCGTTAGCTATTTCCTCGTATAGCTTTGATATAGGTTCAATGATTGAATCAATGTACTTGCTACTAGACCAATCAACCACGTTTTCATAACCATAATTTTCATTGGCAACGTGAAAGAATCCAAGAAAAGATTTAGTGGCAAATGGTAATTTTTTGAGCATGGGCTTATCTTTTTCGTAGACTCTTACCACCACATCATCGCAACAAGTTATATGTTCCCATACTTTATCAAAAGTATCTCCTTTGAAAATAAGTTCACCATCAAGCCCATCATAAATAACAAGTTGTTTATTATCTTTTAATAATACTTGTGTTACTTTTTTAGCTAAGTTCATTTTGCTTCTCCTTTGGGTTGAGTTAAATAATAATAGCGTGTTTAAAAAGAGTTTTCTCTAAATTTGAAAACGTATTAGATGGATCGCTTCCTTTAAAATAATATTTGCCCTTAGATTCTTCCCATAAATAACTATACTTTTGACGATCTTCTTCATTTGCGAAGTTATAGGCAAGTGATAGCTTGATAACTTGGCAAGAAATCCAAGTTGAGTGCTCAGAGTACTCGTTTAAAATGTGATCTAAGATTAGTCTTACAATAGTTCTTTCATTAAACATTTCCTCTTTTGTAAATTCTATTGTAAATAAATCTTGATCTTCGTATACATTATCGTTTCTTTCTTTATCTCCTTCTTTAAGTCTAAAAGTTGCTATAACGTCTATTTTAACTTTATCTTTATTCATGTTGGTTCTCCTTTAGGGCTCTCAAAAGAGAGCCCTTGTGATAGGTTAAAGAAGTGTTACTTCCTCTAAAGTGTTGAAATGACCTTGACCTTCGATAAATCTCATAACCCAAAATGCTCTCTTTGGAAATCCTCCAATGTGCCATTTATATAAATCCTTTGGAGTTTCATCGACCTTCCAATCGTAAATAGTTGCAATCACTTCTTCACCATTATTTTTAGTGAATTTTAAACACCATTCACAATTAATTTTATCGTTTTCATGTAAACTTGTAGGCTCTCCAAAGCGTTTTACTAATTCATCATAAGTAGTCTCAACGTAGCCTAGTAAACTTGTGCCACTTGTCTCTACATCTATTGAGTTTATAAAATCAAATTTCATTTTGTTTCTCCTTATGGTTTAAGTAAACTTCTTATTAATACATATATTATACAATAAGATTCTAAATAGATTCTGAATTGATTTTGAATTAATTATGAACCCAACAAAACCCTCCACCAAAGTAATAATAATTTTTCCCTTCTAAAAAATAGGGCTTTTTCAAAATGTGCATGATATCAAGTGCAATTTCTTTGTCTTCCTCATCGTTTAAGTCTAAAATTGACATAAACTTTAAAGCGTTTTCTTTGTCAAAATAAGGGTTATAAAATCCATTCCATTTAAGATCGTTTTTATCTAGTAAACAATTAAATTTATGCTTTTCTTTGTTTGTTACTTCATCAAGTTTTACTTCTCCTTTGATTAAATTCATTTTGCTTCTCCTATGGTTTAAGAATGTTACCTAAATAATCTTTCTTGCATTTCTTCCCATCTTTCAATAAATTTTTCGAGATAATCAATGTTTTTCTCATAATTTTCTGAATTTTGATCACCAAAGAATTGCTCATATTGTAACAATTCACTAGCACTACAAGACTCAAGTTTATTTTTTTCAATAAATTCATTATATTCTTTTACTAAGCTTTCAAATGTATCTTTAGTTTGCATTTTGCTTCTCCTTATGGTTGATTTATGATCTTTCTTTCAAAATTTTCTTTGCAAGTTCAAGCCTTTTGTTATCTTCTGAGTCATTAAAAAAACCATGAAACATCGAGAGGGCTTTTACCATAGCTTTTAAAGAATGTGTATCCGATTTTTTTAACCTTGTTGTTAAATCTTTTTTCATTTTGTTTCTCCTTTGGGTTAGTGGTTTAAAAAAGTATATTTTTCTATTGTTTCAAGTATTTCTTCTTCTGATAAAAGCAATCTAACCATTGGTTCGTCATCACCAAATAAATTAGAATATTCTTTGTATAGTTCGATATAATCTTCATATTCTCTATAATCTCCACATAAACCAATAACGTCTAGTTCGTAAGTTCTTCCCTCGTTTCGTTCTTCTTCAAGTTCATAAATTACTCCTAGTCCTTCATATGAAAATTGATCTTTTCTTCCCATCTTTTCAAATGCATCTCTAAAACTATAAACATTTATTGTTTGTACCATTCCAAGATTTTCCACTTGTTTTCTCCTTAGGGTTAAAGTGCTCATAAGTAATTATATAATATTATTCTAAATAGATTCTGAATTTATACGTTCAATTCTTCTATTTTATAATTCACTTCTTCCATAACTTCCTTGTTTGCTTCTTTGCTTGAATTGATGTCTTCTTTTGATTCAATAACTATTAATTTACAAGGAATTGAGTATTTGAAATATTCCATTTCATTAAGAGCGTCTTTTCTTGATTCGTGAGGGCTTCCACTTGCGTTATCTATTGTCCAATTTTTATATATCTTATCGTCTATTTCTAGTTCTTCCTCTTTTGTTGCTACAAAGTAATATTTTTTTGTTTGCTTTATCATTTTGCTTCTCCTTAGGGTTAAAGTGCTTAAAAACTTAATTGAGGGCTCAACTTGTGAGCCCTCTCAAAGTCCTTAAGAGTTTAATTCCTCATAAGAGTTTAATTCCTCTATTAGTGTTCTACGTCTTTTTTCTTCTGACATATTAAATTCATTAAAAATAAGAGGTTTTACAATATTATTTTTATGGAATGGGTCAAGTTCTATTGCGTTATATTCTTCTTGGTTGTTCGCTTCTCTTGTTTCACTATGTATGGTCAATAAAAGATTAAGTTCGGAAAATCCTTTGTAATTTTCGTCTTCTTTTACTTTTTTCAACATTGTTCTGATTGCTTTTTTGTACGCTTTCATGTCTTCGGAAAGTTCCATTTTCAAATGATTTTTTAATTGTTTTTTAATGTAAGGAATGACAAGCGAAGCAATTGTTTCTTTTTCAAAATAGTTCGTTGTT